ACGAAGCTTCACACTTACAAATATAACGAAGATCTTTTCAGAAAAGTAAGTACTGTTGCTGATTCAAAGAACCATGGATTGATCTTTAATATAGATTGGTCAGGTTCTATGCACCATTCCATAGAAGCAACTATGAAGCAGGTACTTACATTAGTATCATTCTGTCGCAAGGTTGGTATTCAATATGATGTTTATCTATTCAGTGATTCATTTGCACGACAAGAGCAACGTGTAGAACAGGATTGGGAACTAGAGAATAAAGTTCTTTGCAGAAACTTTAACATGGTTAATGTATTAACTAGTAGAAGTAACAATCGTCAGCATGATAGACAAGCAAAGAATCTATTCCGTGTAGTAAATGCATTCCACTCTTACAATGCAGGTGCACCATTTCAATTCTCATTAGGTGGAACTCCATTGAATGAAGCAATGGTTGCTATGAATGAAATCATTCCTCAGTTCAAGAAGAGAACAGGTGTTCAGAAACTTCATGTTATTAACTTAACTGATGGTGAAGGATATCCTATTGGTTATGCTAAGAGAGTTAAGAAGTATCATGAGGATGGTGAGATGATAATCAATGGTAGAGTTGATAATAATACTGTTCTACGTGATCGTCAGACTGGTCATAATCATAAGTTCTGTAGTGAGTATGATATGACTGGAACATTCGTTGAGCAACTTAGAACTCGTTTCCCTGAGTGTGAGTTCATGAACATCCGTCTTATCGGTAAGAATGACTGGAGGATGTTTAAGCGTCAGTGCTTAGGTTCAGACTTTAATGCATGGGAAACAGCAGATGCTGAGTGGAAGAAAACAAGATCTTTCATATGCACTAGTTCATATTACACAGTACAGTATGCACTTCATGTTGGTGCACTTGATAGTGAGACTGAGTTTGATGTTGATGAGGGTGCAAACAAGACCCAGATCAAGAGAGCATTTGCTAAGTCACTTAAGTCTAAGGCTATGAATAAGAAGATCTTGTCTTCATTCATTGAGAGAATAGCATGATGTTAAGAGATCTTAACATTTAATTGACAGTATATTGGTGAATGCTATATACTATTGATTGAGGAAAACTGAAATCCTTACGGATTTCTTTTTTTCTACATCATCACTGACCGAAAGGAAGGTAGTTGTTCTGAAAAGGATGACATGTAAATTTAACAAAAGAGAACTATGTCTATTAACATGGGTGAGTTACGTATGCTCACTGATATTGCCAACGATCCTTCATTGGCAGAAGTACGTAAAAGATTTAAGACAGGGATTGCTAAAGATAGGAACGGTAACTTTAAAAAAAGATTGATACCAGGTCGCAGAAGACCATCAACGTTCGCAATTCCATCATCAATACAAAGAAAAGTAAGCGGTAGCGCATTAATATCTTACAAACAATTTGATCCACAACTGGCAACAGTTGTTGTTGTATCCGTCCGTCCTGAGAAATTAGGAGGGGCGATTGTTGATATTGATGGTCAACATACTGGTCTTCTGGGTATCTATTCTGGAGAGGATCCTGAGTTAGATACATTAGAACTACATCATGATCCTAATTCACCTCTAGAAGATGTGATGGAGAAAGAAGCAGTCTTATTCAAGAAGTTGAATACAGAGCGTAAGAACCCATCTACATTGGATGTGATTCGTGTTAATATCTTCTTAGGTAAAGAATCAGCAGTACGTTTTGAAACAGTTCTTAAGGCATGTGGAATACAGGTTGATGGACTTGGTGATCCAGAAGGTGATATTCTTAACACTAAGAGTGGTTCACGTATCATTAAAACTGTAGATCAGTATGGTGAGAAGTACAGTTCATGTATCGTTGCTGCATGTGATCTTATCAGACAACACTGGGCGGATCCTACAACTGGAAAAGTAAATGGTATGAGAGATGATCTCATTCATGGTATTACAACTTTCCTTGCTATGATTAAGTATGCAGGTAAAGTAAAAGGTTATACAGGAAACGGTCTGGATGAAAAGAAAGATTATGTTCACCAGTGGTTGAAGCACCACATGGGAGCAACTTCTATGAGAAAATATCATCACAATAGTGGCGGTGGTAATACTCACTTCAAGATTGCTCACACAATACTTAGAGAGTATAACTGGTGGGTCGAAGGTCAGGCAGACAAGATGACTATTAGTCACGAATACTTCCATAAGCATGGTGTTTTAGATCCTGACATTGTTGTAGAGACACATGATAGTTATGGAAACAAACTACCTTCATTACCAGCATTCCCTGCAGATATAAAGAACAGGTAGACAGAAAAATAACTGTCACACACCCCCTTAACAGGGGGTTTTTTATTGCTATACTACGTACATACACAAAAACATTTATCATTATGCCTTTCGAGAGAAAACTATCAGTCAACTTCGTTGATGAAATTCGTGAGGAATTTGGTAATGAGATAGATGCCTCTCATGTAAAGAAGTTTGCAACTACTCAGGGTGTAGCATATCCTACAGTGGCACGTAAGTTAAAAGAGTATCAGGTTAAGCGTGGATCATGGAACCTTACCGTACAGGAAGGACGTGAGATCCTAGAGAAAGCAATTGCTGGTCCTACTGTACTTCCTACAGTGGAGCAAAATTTAGTTCCAGCACTAGATTCTACTTTCATCAAGTTTGGAAACTTCAATGATGTTAAGAAGATAATTCAGTCCAACTTATTCTATCCTACTTTCATTACTGGACTATCAGGTAACGGTAAGACCTTCTCTGTAGAGCAAGCATGTGCTCAAGCAAAGAGAGAATTGATCCGTGTAAACATTACTATCGAAACTGATGAAGATGATCTCATTGGCGGCTTCCGTCTTGTTGACGGCGCAACCGTATGGCACAACGGACCTGTTGTGGAAGCTCTCCAGCGAGGAGCTATCTTGCTCCTTGACGAGATCGACCTTGCCTCAAACAAAATCCTCTGTCTCCAGTCAATCCTTGAAGGTAAAGGAGTTTTCCTTAAGAAGATTGGAAAGTACGTCAGACCAACAGCAGGGTTCAACGTCATCGCTACCGCAAACACTAAAGGTAAAGGTTCAGACGACGGACGTTTTGTTGGAACTAACGTGCTTAATGAAGCCTTCCTTGAGCGATTCCCAGTAACCTTTGAGCAAGAGTATCCAACACCTGCTAATGAGATTAAGATCCTTGATGCTGTATGTACTGAGACTGATTTCAATAAGAGGTTAGTAGACTGGGCAGACATCATCCGTAAGACTTTCTTTGATGGTGGTATAGATGAGGTTATTAGTACTCGTCGTTTGGTACACATCGTTAAAGCATATAGTATCTTTGGTACTCGTGCTAAGGCAATCACCACTTGCATCAACCGTTTTGATGATGAAACTAAGCAAGCGTTTCAGGAATTATACGACAAGGTTGACGCGGACGTGGACTTTGAGGTATAATAATGGCATGGTGGCTTTTACATGATGTTTTAGAGGAAATGGAACAAGACAAATTAACCGTCAAACCCGCAGCACCTGCGGGTATTGACAATCCAACAATAAGGTGCAAGTATGAGGAAGATGAGATCCTTCAGAAAGCTGGTGAGTATATCAGCACCACGTATAGAGGACACTATACTACTGAAGGATCTAATATCCAAACACTTGATCTTATTGAATCAGTTGGTGATGCAGAATCATTTTGTAGATCTAATGCTATAAAGTATCTAAGTCGCTATGATAAGAAGGGTCGTCCACAACATGATATACTAAAGGCAATACACTATTGTGTGTTACTATATCATTTTACATCCAAACCAGTAGAAATTGAACCTGATCAACGTTATGAAACTTTCTAAGAGTACTCTTGATATCCTCAAGAACTTCTCTAATATCAACCAGTCCATTTGCTTCAAGAAAGGCACAGAGTTATCTACTCTATCCATTCAGAAGAATATATTATCTCGTGCTGAAGTTGAGGAGACCTTCCCAAAGAATTTTGCAATCTATGATTTGAGTGAGTTCTTATCTGGTCTTACTTTATTTGAAGATCCTGAGTTTGATTTTTCAAATGATAGCTTTGTGACTATCAAGGATAGAAGGAATACTTCAAGGTATTTCTTTGCTGATCCTTCTACTATTGTACAACCACCTGAGAATAGAGTGGAACTTCCTAGTAGTGATGTTTCTTTTACAGTAGCATGGAGTGATATCTCTAACATCATTAAAGCAGCAGCGATCTATCAGATTGAGGATCTAGCAGTTGTTGGAGAGAATGGTGTTGTTAATCTTGTTGTTCGTGACAAGAAGAATGATACTTCTAATTCATATGCTGTTAAAGTTGGAGAGACTAATAGTAGTTTCACTTTCAACTTCAAGGTAGAGAACCTCAAGTTGCTACCTGGTGATTATGATGTTACTATTAGTCAACAGAATGCATCTCTCTTTAGAGATGTGAACAGAGACCTAGAGTACCTTATCGCACTGGAGCCAGATAGTAAGTATGAAGGATGAATTTCTGTGGGTGGAGAAATACCGTCCACAAACCATTGAGGATTGTATTCTATCATCCGATATTAAGAATACATTTCAATCTTTTGTTAGTAATGGAGAGATCCCAAATCTCCTGCTATGTGGTACTGCTGGTATAGGCAAGACCACTGTAGCGAAAGCACTATGTAAACAACTAGGAGTAGATTCTTATGTCATTAATGGATCAGATGAGGGAAGGTTTCTTGATACAGTTCGGAATAGTGCCAAGAGCTTTGCGTCTACCGTATCTCTCACAAGTAGCTCGAGACACAAGGTTATCATCATCGACGAGGCAGACAATACCACTCCCGACGTACAACTCCTTCTTAGAGCGAGTATTGAGGAGTTCTCCAGAAACTGTAGATTCATTTTTACCTGCAATTTCAAGAACAAAATCATTGAACCACTCCACTCCAGAACAACAGTAATTGATTGTAATGTACGAAAAGACAAACAGAAGATCGCTGCTCAGTTCTTTGAGCGATGCCGTGATATTCTTACCAGAGAAAATGTACGGTATGATGATGCGGTGGTCGCTGAGGTCGTCCAGAAATACTTCCCAGACTTCAGAAGAACACTC